ATAGTAATGAGATCCTAGAGTTTACTGTTACGGCAAGTGCTGTAAACCATGTGGGCATTTCTAACACGGGTACAGGTGTAAGCCCTGTATTCATTGCGGAAGGTGAAGCCAATACAGGTTTCACTTTCGTAAACTCAGAAGCAGAAGAAGTTTTGATCTTAGATTCAATAGCGTCTTCTGTTAATGAATTAACTATCTCAAGCGCAGCTACAGGTAGCGGACCAATCTTAGCGGCTACTGGTGACAACACTAACGTAGACGTAAATATCAACCCTAAAGGTACTGGTAGCATTATTTCTACTAGTACAGAAGCAGGAGTGACAGGAGCAGGACTAGTCCTTTACCAAAACTCTGCTTCACCAGCTTCAATGGATGCTCTAGGTGTTATCACCTTCAGAGGAAAAGATGACGGTGGCAATGTTACTGACTATGCAACATTAACCGGTATCCTTGCAGATCCGACAGGTGGTGCAGAAATGGGTGGTTTGCTACTTGGGGGACAAGACCAATCAGGTTCAGCATCTAATTGGATGTCTATTACTAGAGAAGGTACAGACGTTAAGCTCTCAGCTTTCAACGGTGGCGATAGTGTAACAATAGATACAGACTCATCAGGTGATATTAACTTAAGTCCAGCGGGATCTGGTCAATTAGTTGTTAATAAGCCAATAGTGCTTTCAAGCACTGAAACAATCGCAGCAGGTGGTACTTCAACTGCAATGGATCTAAAAACTACAACAAGTTACGTAGATTCGGATGCAGGTGGTGACGTCTTTACTCTTGCAGACGGTACAGACGGACAGCAAAAGACAGTTATTATGGCTAGTGCTACAGGCACAGCTACAATTACTCCTACAAACTTTACAGGTGGAACTAGCGTAACTGTTGCAACAGCAGGAGCTACGGCCACATTCCAGTTTAGTACAGCCGCAGGTGGTTGGGTGCTAATTGGTGAAAGTGCAGCTACAGTGATTTAATAAGATATATCTTATATGGCAAGTACAAAAATTTATAATAGAGACGTAGAACTCGCAGGAGGAGCACGTCTAGTAAAAGGTGACACAGTACTGATTGATGAGCATGGAAATATTGATGCTCCTGTTACGACAACAAATCTAACAACATCAGGAAATACAACTCTTGGAGATACTTCAGCAGATACACTCACAGTGCCTTCTTCAACTCTTCTACAAGCAGATACGCAGATTGCAGATAACATTCCGCTTAATTTCGGTGATGGTGATGACATGGTTGTTACCTATAATGATCCAGCAGATACTGTAACGGTAGACTTTGCAGGTACTGGTTGCACATTCTCAATTAACAATAATAATGGTTTAAACATCGTTAGCACTGATGCCGGTGCAGAGGGGCCAATATTTACGCTTTATCAAAATTCAGCAAGTCCTGCGGCAGATGATGAGGTGGGAATGATTAGCTTCGCTGGAGAAGATGACGCGGATGCACAAGCGATCTATGGACTAATTAGCGTTAGTATCGATGACACTTCCGCTGGTGCAGAGATGGGTACAATATCTCTTATCCCAGCGGATGCCTCTGGTGATCCGGATTCAGGAGTCGATTTTGCATCAGATGGTTCTACAGTTACCATGCAAGCGATTAATACAACCGATACGGCAGATTTAGAGTTACTTTCAGGAGACACAGGAGGTAATGTTTTGCTCTATGCAAGGACAGGATTTGTCTCGATGACAGGTGTAATACAGGAAATCACAGACACAACTGCTATCGACGCAGTATCACATGTATCAACTCTTTCTAATGGAGGAGCTCAGGCAAATGGGGTTTCAGATGGTACAGAAATTGGACAAATGAAAGTGATTCTCAACTTAGGAGCTGGTACGTATACGACAACTCCAACTACTTTCCACAATGGAACTAGTCTTACGATTCCAACACTCTCGTCTATCTTCCTTTCTTGGACAGGTGCAACAGGATGGGCTGTTCTTGGAGGTGAAGGTTACACAGTAAACCCATAGTTCTTTTCTCAGGGGCCTTACGGGCCTCTGGATAAGAGAATTAACTCTTAAGACTAATTTATTAAGCAATTTTATGTATATAAATAAATTGCCCAACGCTGCTGCGAGTAAAATCGCTGTTACAAGCACAGCGACAAAGCTCTATAGCCTTATTGACACTGCAGCTAGTGAAGCAGCGGGGTTAGAGAGTCTAAATCTTAACGCAGTTGACCTTATCGTTGAGGACGGAGATGTTCGTGCTCTTTTTGACGATAATACACCTACTACTGCTAACGGTCTCCTGCTTTCTTCAGGAAATACTTACTACTTTAGAGGAGTGCCTCTTGATAAGCTTCAATTGATCCGCGTAGGTGGCTCAAACGTAGCCTGTTCTGTACAGGTTGGACGAAGTGAACCAGGAGAAAGCACAAATGCATCCGCTCATGAAGTAACTTTAGAGGCAGGATCAGTCACAATTGGTGCTGTTAGCGGTGCTGATATTGATGACAGTGCTTTTACAGCGGCTACCGATGGTGGTCTTGTTGTGATGGGTTACTACAACGATGCTGGAGAGTCAGTAAACGATGGTGACAAAGGTGCTATTGCTATGAATTCAGAGAGACATGTGCTTGTTCAAGCAGATGGTTATGACTCAGGGACAGATTCAATGAAAGGATTTGAAGTAAGTCCTCTTTCTTCTCACCATGTAGAGGAAACATTAGCTGATGTAACGGACGGTACTGATGGAACATATTACTACTACATGGACATGGATGGGTACAGGAGTTTCTCACTTCAGATGGAACTTAGTGGTGGATCTGGAACATGTACTGTCACTATTGAGGCTACAAACCAAGATGATGATACTGCAGCAGCTTCATGCACATACCAGGACGTTACCAACGCACTATTTGGTGCAGCTACATTTACAGCAAGTAACTTCTTGATCGCCGACACAGCGGTTGCTTTCAAATATGTTCGAGTTAAAGTTGTTGCAGCCACAGGAGCGTCTGATGATGCAGACTGGACTCTCTACTCTAAGAAAATGTTCTAACATATAAATATGGAAAACGTAGTACTAAAATATATTGCTCCTGAAGCTCTGAAAGAGGTTGAAGCAGCAGTAAAGGAGGTCAAAGTACCTTCTATAACAAAAACACGCGTAGAGAAGACTGTAGAGGCTCTTAAGTGGGTAGGGGTTAACCCAGTCCCATTAGCAAATTCAGATCTTGCGGGTCTTGGACACAAAGCAATTGCAGAGAAAGTGGGATTGACCGTAGAGCAGGTAAAAAAGGTTCAACAAGATCTAGCAGAGGCGAAAGCAGAAGTTAATAAAGAGGAAGAAGTAGCAGAATAAATATATGGCTTACCCGAAAATAAATGATGTAGGGTGGGTTTTTAGAGAGTCTTTCGATTCCGTTTCTTCCGTGATAGATAATGGGGGAACACTAGACCCTGCGAGTACTGTTAGCGGAGGTTTTATGACCTGTGTTGCGTCAGGGGTGGATTATAATAAGTATTTTTACTGGATGTGGGAGACTGGTTTTTCGATTATGCTGTGGATGCAGGCTAACGCTTCTGTCCCAGACACAACCTATAGAAGATTTTTGAGTTACCGCATTGATGCTGACCACACGTTGATAGCAGCGGTTAGAAGATCAGACGGGACAGTTATACTTCAGTTAAGGACAGCCTCTGGGAGTAACACGTTGGCAATAATTAGTGGGCTTACACTTAATCAGCCTATATTACTTACGCTGACTTACGATGGAACGAATTTCTCTGTTTATGAGGACGACAGCCTGCTTGCAACCACTAGTGCTTTAGGAGGATCAGTAATTGGTGAGCCATCTGGTAATCTTGTATTGGGTATCGGCAAAGGGCCAACCGCAAGTTTTGCTGGAGTTATTAGTGAGGTGCAAGTCTTTGATAGAGCGATTTCTTTAGAAGCGATCGGGGACATATATAACCAGACAATATTCTCAGAAGTAGATGATTCAAAAGCTCTTGTAAGCCTTCCCCTTCGAAGTAATTATTTTGATGGTTCAGACCAAGTTACTGAGAATATCGGTAGCCCGGGCGGAACAGCTCAACTTGGAGATGGAACAACCTCTTCTACTTTCCCAACACAACTCGCACCACACGGTATGAATTTTGATGGGGGTGATTACCTTAGTCTTGATTCAGGTATTGTTGATATCACATCTAATTTCACTGTTATTGCGCAGGTTATAAAAGAAGATAAAGGCGCAACCTCAGATAATGACAGGTTATTTTCTTTTATTGATGATGCAGATAATGGATTTCAGTTTATATATGACCAAACAACTGGAAAGTATGCTGTTTATTTAAGAATTGCTGGAAGTAATATTATCAATAGTTTGACATACGGGTCATATGATGAAGAAAGAATCATTCATTTATCTTATGTTGTCTCTGGAGGTACTGGTTCCTTCTACAGAAATGGTGTTTTAGTAGAAACTGATGGAAGTACATCGGTTTCACTTGGAGGCACAAGTGGTTATGATATCGGCAGGAGAGCTGATGGTACATCTACAGGTTTCTTTAAAGGAAGCCTCTTCAAAACGAATATATTTGGTGCCGCGCTTACAGAAACCCAAATCAAGTGGCTTTATTCAAAAGATGAAAGACTTCTAAACATCTAATATGGCATCAATTAAACAACAATTAGAAGCAAATATAGTAGGTCACTGGAATTTTCGTACTAGAGCTATTAAGGATTTAAGTCTGATTATATGTCGGAACAAGATTTAGTAAAGATCCTAGAAACACTAGCGGATTTACGTGAACGTCTTGTACGTATTGAGACAGAGGTTAGAGGGGAACACGAAAAATCGAATCGAATAAACAGTAGGATTAGTAAATTAGAAGACGACATGGACGACATGAGAGAATGGCGAGTAAAATTTGTAGCAAAATTCAGTACATATTCTGCAATTGCATTATCAATTGGTGCCTTTCTTTCACAGATGGTATTAAGTTTTATTGGTAAAGTTATATAATATACCAAAGATCAAAGGATTCAGTACAACAAAAGATCTATTTAAAAAGGTAAGAGATAAAGTAGAAGCTAAGGTTAGAAAGGTCACTAAGAAAAAGAAAGCTAAATAGTCCATATGGCCGATGAATTTTCACAAAGAAAGTTGAAACAAGAGTTCACGGATTATGTAATCCAAAATGAATCACGTTCTCGTAAGATTCTTGGTGCTATCGGTGATCTATCTGATACAACAGAATCACTGCTCAAGTTAAAACAGGAGGGTGATCTTCATGGACCAAAAGGTACTAAAGGAGATCAAGGGCCTCAAGGAATAAAAGGTGAACAAGGAACTGCTGGCCCTCAAGGTGAACAAGGACCGCAAGGAGACAGTATTACTGGTCCTCAAGGCCCCCAGGGAGCCACAGGAACCCCTGGGGTAGATGGAAAGGAAGGTAAGGCTGGAGAGCATGGAATCAACGGAGAGAACGGAGAAAATGGAGAAATGGGACCAATGCCAAAACACGAGTGGGATGGTGCAAGACTGCGATTTCAACTTGATGAAGAGAAATGGGGTGATTGGATCACACTTGCAGACTTCAATAATGGTGTCGTTTGGGCAGGAGACAGGAGTATTGAGGTTCGTGACGGGGGGACAATCGTCTCAGGAAAGATCAGGACGTTGAATTTCGATGGTCCTGATTTTGTTGTAACGGCAGATGGATACACAGCAAATATTGAACTGGATGGATCTGCCTATGATGCTATTTATGCAAGATTAGACTGTACCAACCAACCATTTACAGGAGATGTAGAGGTTAATGGAGTTCTTACAGAGAATGGAGCTAATGTCTACACAGTATTGCAGACAACACGTGATTTTTACGTGAATGGTTCTACAGGATCTGATAGTAATGATGGACGAACAGCATTAACACCATTCCTTACTATTCAAAAAGCGATGGATGAGGCTGGATTTCAGGCCAGTAATGACCAAACTATCATTAATGTAGCGGCTGGAACCTATACTAGACCTAACGTTATTGTTCCTATATATGCTGTTGGTGAAATTCTTGTTTTAGGTGACAGAACAACACCAGCAAACGTAGTAGTAGATGGTCGTTTAGATTTAGTTGAAACAAATACTGCATTTACTCATGAAAACAATGCAGCACTTTTGGTAATAGAGGGGATAACCTTTCATAGATATTTTGTGGGTGTTGAGCAATCAGGAACAAATGCTGATATTGGTGGGTGTGCTTTTACTGAAGCTGGTAGAGGTGCAGATATCTCAGAAGCAAGTACCGTTGAGTTTTTTGATAATGGTGTTTACAACACAACATTTGATGGAGAAACAACCTTTGGTGTTGGTTGGTTTGTAGTTGCAGCGACCCATTCAACGGCTACTGTTAGTGATGATATTATTGCAACAAATGTTGCTAGATTCATGAATATTCAATCATTTTCCAGAGGAGTAGTCTCTATCGGATATGACTTAAATATTACACATTTATCAACAGCATTCCCAGCTACATTTTTTATCTCAGGCTCAGATATTTTTATTGGGGGTGGAGATATAATTGCAGACGGTAATCATGCTGTACCCGTAGGTGAAAGTTCATTTATGATATTCGGTAAAGGTTTAAATACAACTTCTTTAATTGGTGGTAGCACGTTCACATTAAATGATTTTGATTACGTGTTTAACCAAGGATCTAGTACAATTGGAATAACTGATTATACAGATGACAGTACACACACATTTGTATTGACGAATGTTAATAATACAATTAAGGCTACCGCAGGATCATCTGGTGCGGATTCAACATCTTTGATTGCACAAGGAGACCTAGAATTGGTTCAAAAAGGTTTCGATACTAGTGTAATTTTGACCCAAAAAATAGCTTATTTTAATCGATAATTATGTCTACAGGATTCACAATTAAACAATTAGGTCAGCTACAACCCGCCAATACAACGGCTGCAAGTATCTATAGTCCTGCATCTGGAATTAACTCGGATGTTAAGACGTTGGTTGTTACAAATACAACAGCCGGTGCAGTAGCATATAGGGTATTTCATGATGATGACGGAGCAACATATGATACGTCAACAGCTCTTTTTTATGATGTAAGTCTTAGTGCTAACGCCACCGATGTTATTCCTATAAATGCTGCAATGAGTGATTCGACAGGAAATTTTGCTGTAAGGACAGATACTAATAATGCCCTTACATTTACATTGTATGGGGCTGAATACGGATTATGATTATAAAAGATAAAATAGCGAATAACGACATAAGGATAGTCTTCGTTGAGGCGGATGCTCCACGGATGAGCTTACGGCACGAAGTGGACGGGGCGACTAAAGAAGTAACAGTCTACGCACGTGGTTCAGAGAAGGATTTGAAGTGTTGGTTTGATGGACGTGTAAAAAGTAATCTTCAGGTTAAAGATGATTATGAGAAGCGAAAAATAGCTCATAAAGCTCTAAAAAAGAAACCTAGAAAGGTATGAGTATTTTTAGAACCAATAGTTGGCGCTTAGCACCACAAATAGAACTTGCTAATGATGGGATTCTTTTGAATGAGAATCTAATTATTGATTATACAGATACCGAGGCTTTTTTGGTTAGAAAGGATGGTGATTCCGGCGATGTCTTTATTGTAGATACAACTAATAGTGGTGTCGGTATAGGTATTAACCCAAGAAATTCATGGGAATTAGATGTTTGGTCTGATAGTGGTAGTAATACAACATTTGGTCTTGAGTTTGATGGAGGAGCACAGTTACTTTTCCAAGCTCAGGCAGCTTTTGCAACATTTGGAACGAATTCAGATCATGACTTTTCGATTCTTACTAATGCTACACAGAGAATAAACGTGGAGTCTAGTGGTAATGTAAAGATTGGTGCTACGACTGAACCGACCAGTGCTATATTGCATATAGAGACAGTAATAGATGAAACTGTTTTGATGATTCAGGGTCACTCTACTCAAACTGAAAAGCTAACTGAATGGCGACAAGATGATGATACTGTTGTAGCTAGTATTGATAATGATGGAGATTTTGTAGTGGGAAAGATTGACGCTAACGCTACATTAACTGACGTTGCTACTGCAACGAACGCATTTGATTTCCAAACTACAGTAACAACTACAGCAAACAACGCTCAATCACATAGGGGACTTGTTTCGTCGATTGTTTATTATGATAACGACGACCTGACACATGCTGGTGACTCATTAACAGGTGGTATTTTTGAGGCTGTATTCATGGGGACTGGTACGGTAGCTGGTGTAGCGGGGCTATATTTCAACAGTACAAGTATTGGTTCAGGAACAATCACTGAAGGACTTGGAGCCGAGTTTAATCATATAATAGGAGTATTCGGCACTGCGGGTAACATGACGACAGGAACAGGTGCGAGATTCAAGCATGATAATCTAGGAATTGGATCATTTGGCACATATAGGGGAGCTCATTTCGTCAATTCAGCTACAGCTACGGCTACAGCTTTATACGCATTTGATTTCGAGACTGACTATATTAGTAACAGTAGAGCTGTTTCAGTATCAGATACCCTAGTACAGAGATACATGCCGCTTTCAACTGAAGACACTGGTATCACTTTCGATTCAGCCGACGTAGTTCTTGCGAACACGACAAGCGGAGACGTAGTAATAAATCCATTTAATGAGTTGCTTATTAACGGTACAACTGTATTAACTGGAGGTATGAGGTTGACTACAACAAGAGTTACAAACACTTATGTGGTTCTAGGGTCGGATTATGCAGTGTTTTGCGATACTGACGGAGGAGCGTTTACGGTAACTCTGCCAGTAGGTGTAGACGGACAGACTTATAAAATAATTAACTGTGGTACTTCGACTAATAATTTAACTCTAGCACCTAATGGGGCCGAGCTTTTGATAGGGGTGAACGCTAATCTCACACTAGCAGACGGTGAGTCCCTAATATTAACTTATGAAACCTCAGAAGGTTGGTATTGACATATTACTTATTTATTTTCCTATGTACTCTTACAGGTTTGACAATAGATATCAGTATCAAGAAGATGTCTAATACCCTAAAAAAATGGTAAAATATAAATAGCAATTATGTCCATTGCTTATAAAACAAAGGACGGAAAGTTAGAAAAGACTGAGGTGCAAGTTTTAGAAAAATTAGTAAAAGATTTTGATATTGTTAAAGAGAGCAAAAAACCAAAGAAATAATTTTATATGGCCACCCAACTTTCAGATCTAAGGTCTCAGCTATTGTCTGAGATTAAAATAGACCCAAACAACCGAATCAACTCGGTGGCTCTTTTGAATAGAAATATTAACAGGTCTATTCGGAAGATTCAGCAGGATGCGAACTATTCGCTTCCTCAAAACGTTGAAATTGCAACGATAACAACAGTCTCTGGTACACAGGAATCTACACTGCCAAGTAACTTTATTCGAGTAGCAAGTCCTCAAGCAGTAAAGATTGGAGGTAGCACACCACTTTATCCTGTTGATTATGTTGCACTTACAGGTGTCACTGATCCCGCAACAGATAGTGGGCGACCAATTCGTTACTATGTTCGAAAAGATGATGCTAGATGGGCAATTGGTTTTAGTCCAGTACCAGATAGTGGATTTACAGTAACAGTTCCTTATTACAAGAAACTTACTGAACCTACAGGTGATACAGATGAATCCCCACTAGATGACATGTACGATGAAGCAATTGTTCAATATGCAGCTTTTCTCACAATGCGACGCATTAAAGGATATGAGGATATGGCTACTGCATTCTTGGTCTACTATAGAGAAGCGGTTGATGATGTAACTGTGAATACTCAGACAGCCGATCAGTATAGTTCACGCGTTGGAATGCAACGAAGAGGACGAGGAGCTTACTACAACCCACGTGGTTAGGAGATAATATTTATGGCGCTTAATCGTTTAGTATTTAACAACTTTGAGACACTGAACACGGGCTACCCTACTGAGATCCCTGATGATCATCTATCTGATGCACTTAACATGGTGCGTCGAAAGGATGGGCTTTGGGAGAACAGAAAGGGAATCACTCAGTTTGGAGCAGATGTAGGGTCGGGAGAACCGATTCATAGTTTGCGTTTCTGGAAGACTGCGGCAGGAGAACGATTCCTAACTGTTGGAACTGATACAGATATTTACAGTTATACAGAAGGGACACCTTTTAATGAGGGTACTTACACCAACAGGCAGTCTGTTACAGATACAGGTCCTTGGGACTCTATCGTTTACAGAGATATCCTTGTTCTAGCAAACGGTGTAGATGACATGAGATCTTCTACAGATAACGTAACGTTTACACAGAGAGCACAGCAGGCTGGCCCCCCGCCGATTGTACGACCTAAGTATCTTGAGGTAGGAAATGATTTCGTTTCATTTGCAGGACATGCTTCAGCACAAGATCAGGTTCTTCTATCTAGTGGTGCGCCTGCTAATCCATGGGAAGGTAATGCATCTAACGTTGCAAATATTGATATTGGAAACAGTGAAGAGATCACAGGTATCAAGGCACTTGGACAAGTACTTGTTGTAACAAAGACTACACGTACTTATACAGTGGCTCTATCAGACTTTTCACGAGAAACACTTGATTGGGGTGGTGGTACTGAAAGCAACCGGTCAATCCTACAAACACAGAAGAACTCACTTTTCTTGGCATCACGTCAAGGAATTTTCGATATTTCGAAACAGAATATTGGAGACAATCAATTGTTTGGACAGCCTGAAAGTGATCCAGTTAAAACTCTGTATGATCTTACAGATGACCACACAACTATTAATGGGCTTTATACACAGAAGGAAAACCATGCGATGTGGAACTTATCCACAAGTTTAGGGCGTCTAACCCTTATAAGACACCTAGACTTTAGAAAATCTGTATGGAGTTACTTTAAAGGTATAAATGCACTTGATTGGACTACTTATGAGGACAGTGAGGGAGAACTTCACTACCTATATGGAGATGCAGGCTCAGATAAGGTGTGGGAATTGTTTGCTGGAAGAAATGATAATGGAGCACCAATCCTTTCACGTATTAGTGGAAAACGAACAGACTTTGGACTTCCAGGAAGAAGAAAGAGAATTAGATATATCGACTTCTACGGGTATATCTCCAAGAATGCAAAATGGAACGTAGAGATTTATAAGGACGATAATAATACAACACCTGCCAAGTCATTAACGATTGATTTCACTCGCCATTCACCAGAAACATCATTAGGTGGGCTTGGTACTTCCCCGTTAGGAACAGTTCCATTAGGAGGTAAACTAGATGAGGCAACAGGAGATATTCCTGTATATCCTTTCAAAGCAAGACTTCCTTTAGATGAGGATTACGAGAAGCTGCAGTGGGCTCTATGGAATAACCAAGCAGATGCAAAGGTTGTTCTAAGAACTATTGTCGTTTATACGGATACTCAAGCGCTAGACCTTTTCGACAATAATAATATTCTTTAATACATTTTTTATGTCAGACCTAAGCAATATTCCAAAACAGAGTTTTTTCTCTGAAGCGCTTTCGTCACCGATTGATGCATCACAAACATCAGGCATTGTTTTGTCTGACGTCCCTGAGTATTCACCAGGTGGGGAAACGATTTACTTAAACATTCTTGATCCAGACAATCCAGAGATAATCTCTGTAACTGGTTGGAACTCAAGTACAAATGCACTTTCAGGTGTCACACGTGGTGTAGATATCTATACAGGAGCAGGCTCAAGTGGAGTCGCTCATGCCGCTGGTACAGAAGTCGTGATTGCTGACGACTGGAATATCTTCAGTGACATCGCAACAGCAGTAAACAGTAAGGCAGATATCGCAGGAGAAACCTTTACAGGTCCAGTTGACTTTAGTGGTGCTTCTACAACGCTAAGAATTCCAAACCTCACGACAGTAGAACGTGATGCTTTGGGAGCTCCAACCAATGGAATGCTTGTATATGACACAACCGCTGGTGAGTTTCAGTATTATGACGGAGGAGCATGGCACTCAGTCGGAACCGCATCGGTGCCTAATGCATCGGCTACGGTCGCTGGTATTATCGAAATGGCAACTAATGCCGAAATGGGTACTGGTACATCTACCGGAGGCACAGGTGCGCTTTTGGTACCTCCAAATGACGAGCTTGTTAAAACTAGTAGTGGTGCTGGAGACGAAAACAAGATTCCTATCCTCGATGCTAACGGCGAGCTTGCAATGGGCTTTATCGATACATCTACAACCGCAGAAGCAAGTAAGATTCCTCTTGCCGATGGTAATGGGGATATAATCGTCCCAACAACACCAACTGATGGAGATGCAGCAGCAAGTAAGACTTATGTAGATGGTGCAGTAGGAATTCTAGTTGAATCAGGTTCATCAACAACAACAGTAGCAAATACAACAACAGAAACAACCCTAGCTACATTTACAGTAGACGCAAATACTCTGGGAACAGATGGTGGGGTTAAAGTAATGATTCCACTTACAGACTTTGATGTTAGAAATAATAATGGTGATACATTCACAGTAAACTTGAAGTATGGAGCAACAACCGTTGCAACAGCTCTCCTTGAACAGCAGTCTGGAGCAGGAATAACAAATCTTTCAGGTTCAATTGAAGCAATACTATGGGCATCTGGAGCTACTAACACTCAGGTCGGGTCAGCTTCTATTGATGTAGCGGATGCAGAGTTCACTATGGGGGGTGTTAACAACCAGTCTGCAAGAGATGTAGCCATGGGAACAGCG